AAGATGGATCAATCTTCATATCTTGTTCAGCCATAGTTCGAATTTCACTTAGTTTAATTGACATGCTTAGATTATATCACATAATCGGCAGAAATCAAGCGGCAGTTATACCTTGTATTTCATAATGTGTATAATTAAATGTGGTAGAAGATATTACAGAATCAACACTCGGTAGAGTAGAATCAAAATCAATTCCACTTAATGATATTGGAAATAAATTATAGAACATAACTTTTAAAATAGGTCTATAAGCACTTGATAAAACTAGCAAATATCCAGTTGATGTTTTTTGGTGTTCCGGTAAAACATCTCCATACGAACGAGTATCAGTAGAAAGATCTCGTATCCAATTATAAATTTCTAACCAATTTTTCATTTCTTCATCAACTACAAATGAAACTAATAAATCTCCAAAGACATGTCTAGTACCAGGTCTTTTAATGTCTATAGCAGTTGGATTTGATTGGATAGAAACTCCCATACTTAATTCTGGTATATTTGCTCTTTGACAAAAATATGAAAATGTAGGACAACGCATTATATTAAAAATAAATTTATTGTTAGTTAATTTATTTCTATTTTCTGGTTGAAATGGATTACTTATTAATAAATCTCCTGGAAGTTTTGATCTTTCAGAATCAGACAATGCATTGAGATAATTTATTAATTGCATAATATATGTATAAAAAAAACAGGGAGGGGTTTTGCCCCTCCCTGCTACTGAACCTTATTCAGTCTTTGTTATCAGGCGAAGTATCCACCGGTCTGTCCGTGGAGATTATCAACGCGGAATAGACGGTAGTAAACATTGCTGTTCTGGTCTAAACCATGACGATCTGTCCAAGTCGAAGATGAATCACGACCCTTAGCGAATGGATTTGCAACCATTCCGTAACGAGTCTTGAATCCAATCTTTGGTTGGAAAGTGTTCTGGTTTACTGCACGAACCATCTGTAGTGGAACATATGGGCAGTAGAAGAATCCTGCGTCATAAGGAGTTGAACCCTTATAACCAACGCAAACGAAGTTCTGGTTGGTGTTGACGAATGGATCAATATAAACCTTAATCTTATTGTTTAGTACACCAGCAAAAACATTACCAGTGTCATCGACATTTAGATTTGCAGTCATTGCAGGAGCAAGGTTTAGGAAACCACCCATGGCGAGTGCACTTGCAACATCTGCAGAGCAGATGATGAAGTTACCTTTGCCTCTACGGGTTTGCTTGGCAATAACATTTGCTTCGCGTTCAATCTGGAACATTAGACCACGGAATCGTTCCGCGCTCCAACGACCGTCTGAGTCGCTTAGGATGTCATAGACACCACCAGTGCCAGAGTTGTAGTTTGCGAGATCTGGTTGTAAGCAACCGGTCTTTGACACATGATACATTGCACGGATAATTTCGCGGTTGATTTCGTTGAGGATTTCGGTGCTAAGAATATTAGCAAGTTCTGCCTCAGCGTCAAGTCCGTGAACGGCCTTGAGGTCTTGTGCGAGTTCGGTGGTGTATTCTGCCTTTAGTGCTCTGGTCTTTGCTTCAACTGGAATTCTTTCAATGCTGAATGCCATTTGTTGGAATACTGGTGAGTCACCAAGACCTTCTGCATCTGCAGTTGAGAACCCTCTAAACGCAGAAAGAGGATCATTATTGGTGTTTCTAGTTGGCCAGTTTGCACCGCTTGCTGCACCATTTAGATTCAACCAAGTACCGCCTTCTAGTGGTGAGAAACCAAAGGTGATGCCTGAGGTTGAACCTGAAGCACCTGCAAACTTAGGATATGGTTCATCGAAGTGTGACTCAAATCCAGTCTGTGAGTCGTACTTGCTACGCATTGCAAAGATAAGTCCGGTTGGAGCAGTCATTGGCTGCACGCCGCAAATATCATATGCAACGACATTAGGCATCGCACGACGAACAAGTGAAATTAGAATTGGATCGTAACCAGCGAGTGCTCCAGAAGATGCTGCGCCTGCAGGAGTTACTGAGAATCCACCACCCATTGAGTTGACTGGTGCTTCTGTTAGGAACTGTTCTCTCATTGCATTCTTCTGGTTTTCTAGAAGAACTGCAGTGACTCTCTTCTTATGAACATCGTTGATTTCTTCTAATTCTTTGTGGTCTAGCACTGGGCCCCACTTTTCTACTAAATTATCATATGGTGTTGTCTGATTAAAATCCATCTCTATTTCTCCTTTTGTTAGAATATTTATTAATTATTACTTTTTGCGATTATTTGTCAACTTAAGCTGGTTGCTGATGCTATGGATATACGCATCCATAACAGGATCTGCACCAGCGGGTTTACTATCTACATTTGTGGTTTCTTCTAATAGGAAAGATCCTGGGGTTGTTTCCACATCAGTACCAATTCCAAAATATGATTCCTTTAGAACATTTAACTTTTCTTTATACTGAGAAACACTGTTGAACTCGATATTTTCAGATAACTTTGCTAATTTTTCAATTTGTGTATCTGCAAGACCTTTGCTCATTTCTACAAATGATTCAGCACATTCATGTGCAAGAACTTTATTCTTTAGATCCATATTTTCCATAATTGAGCTATTTAGTTTATTTTCTAAATCGCCGTTTACTAGGAAAAGATCGTCTAAAACATCATACTTTTCTTGGGGTACATCAATGAAACTATTTTCAAATAGTTCTTTGAGCCCCATCATAAAGTTTTCTGCAATTTCAGTTCTGAAACCACTTTCAACTGCAAGTTTATTTTCTTGCATCCATTCTTCCACAACATATGAAAGGTATTCATCCATATGATCAGTTAGTGCTTCAGTAATTGATTCAATATTTTCTTCAATTACTTCCTTGCTTGCCTCAAGAATTGATTGTTCAATTAATGAAACTTTTTCTGATAATGCTGCTTCAAAAACTACTTTGAATTTTTCAACAAACTCAGGTGAAGCTTCGGTAGATTCGAATAGTGCATTTAAAGTATCAGAAATATCAACTTCTAGTTGATCCATTTCTGATTCTTCTTCTTCATTTAGTGCTTCTTCATCATCCACTTCGGCACCAACTGCGCCTGCTGGTGAAAGTGAAGCCATGTTCTTTTTGGCAAAATTCATGGCAGCAACGCCATCAAGTGTTCCTAGTTTTGCACCTCGACCCGATCCATCGTTATATAAATTTGTATCTTCGTATTCTGACACTTTGACCTCCGTTTTTTAATATTTAGTAATATCTATTTTTTGACAATGTAAACGACTGTACACACCTCATATATTTCTTAGGAAATGACTAAAAAGACTTAAAGCTCTTTCCTCTAATTTTCGTTTTGGTGTTTTTTTGAGTTTATGATGGTATTCTGAAATTTGTTGTTCTTTCAAAATGCCGTTATCCCAAATCCATTCCTTACCTTCCATAATTCCATTAACAAATGCACCAGGTGCAGATGGATCTGCAACAATATCAATTGCAGAAAGAGTAAAATCTTTTTGAACGATATTTACGCCATTAATTTTCTGCAACGATCCCATTCCTCTTGAAGAAACACCAAGGCAAGCACCTTCGTCAATTAGATTTTTCACAATAGCACCCATTGGGGTTTCTGTGAGGATTTTTGCCTTGCCGATAAAATCATTACCGCTTTTCTTCATTTCAGTTATCATGTGACAAACCTTATCAAGATTTACAGTTGGACTGGTGGGATGATTGAGTTCGCCCATCGCTCTATTTTTTATAATGTAATTATTATTATATCTTCCGATTTCCTCGGAAAGAATAGAAAGAGGGTACATTCTACCGTTACGATTAACGGTTTCTGCCTGAAGCATTATTCCTTCTATAAAATAGGACTTTTTACCGTCCTCACGAGCTTCAATTAGAGGTTTTACATCCTCAGTATGCTCTGTGATTAATTTCATGAATTATCCTTTCTTTTTCATTGCCTTGGCAATTTTCTTTCTTCTATTATGGAGATATGAATCGGTTTTGTCTACATCACCATCATTATTGATATCTTTATCTTCTTTGCCTACTGCA